AATGTTTGTGCCTGAGACAGTGTATTGAGCACCGACTCTATTTGATTGTACCGCAGCACCCTGGACGCTTAGTTGTACGGAATCAACGATTTTTGATGTAATTTCAGCAGCAAAAGCAGGAGTAGTAAAGAATAACGAAAAGGCTAGAAGAAGCTTTTTCATTGTTCTAAAGATGAAAACCTAGCTTATTTAGGAGTGGACACTTCTTAAACTGGCACCTTGACAAAACCTAAATATTAACTTATTATGAAAAATCCCTCTCACAGGGGATTACATCATGAGATTTTGATGTGATTTTAGAGCCCAGGAGATCGCCCTCTGAGAAGAGGGAAGTGCGCTTTCTCTATTGGGATGTAGAGTTCAATTAAAACTAGTGCAAAATTTCTTTACAGTAGCCCTGCCTCTTGTGGCAACGGTTACAACCAGTACGGCAACACTGCCATTCGTAAACTACAAAATGGACGGTCCTCCGCCCCCTGTAGTTGAAGAGACAGCAATCCGCGAGGTTGCTCCCGAAAAACCTAAAGAGAAAAGGCTAATTTGTAAAGGGTGTAATGAAAATGAAAATGTAGCTCTGGAATATTTCCAGAACATTGGAATTAAAGACAGAAACGCCCTTGCTACCATCATGGGTAATATTCGTCAGGAATCAACTTTTGTTCCTAACATTTGTGAAGGTGGTAGCAGAACCAGTTGGGGTAACTGCGGTCGCGGTTACGGACTGATTCAATGGACATCTGCCAACCGTTATTATGGATTGGGTGATTTTGCTAAGAAGTATGGTGGTTCTCCATCATCACTTCACACGCAACTTCGTTATCTAACAAATGAAGTTCAGTGGCAAGACATTGAGGAGAAGATGAAAACTCCTGGTAAGTCAATTAATCGCTACATGAACTATGCGTATAGTTGGATCGGATGGGGGCATCATGGTGCTCGTACATCTTATGCACATGAGTATGCTTCCAAACTGATCACGGTAGAAGTTTGATATATAAGGGGAGTGCTGCAGAACTCCCCTTTCTTATGTTTAAATTTGGCAAACAAAAACCAAATATAAAACAATATGCTATAATAGGAATCGTATTATCTTCTCTTATAGCAGCACTCTCACAATGCACAGGAATATCTCAAGATGGACTTTGGGACTTATTGGATGAGATTCAAAGAAAATATTTCCCACAAACTATTCTTAATGAGTTTGTTATTAAAGATCCTGCGAAGTTAGAACGCAGAATCAAGCGTGATGTTGATCGTGCGATTGATGAGGTCACACCTGAATATGATCGCATTATCAACGAGTCCATAAAGAAACCTAAGTATGTTGAGAAAGCACCAGACGGCAGTGAGGCACAAAGACTGCTTGGTGGAGAAATGAGAATCTGTGCCGTATGGGTTGACGACTGCCCCAAGCAGTAGTATAATAAGAAGGTCTTCAGGGGCACGTAACTCAGATGGATAGAGTATCCGACTTCTAATCGGTTTGTCGGGGGTTCAAGTCCCTCCGTGCCTGTTGGAAACTTTATGTTTCCTTATTCCGAGTAGCCCGCAAGGTGCGGGAGCAAACTGTTAATTTGTTATAGGTCAGTTCGATTCTGACACTCGGAGCCACGCCCTTGTAGCTCAGCTGGTAGAGCGCGGCTTTTGTAAAGCCGATGTCGCAAGTTCAAGTCTTGTCGGGGGCTCTTGACATAATACTCGTTATGTCATATACTTCTTTCGTCCGTGTGAAGGAATGTGCGTGGGGTTCCGTGCCTGTGAAGGGAAACCTGAGGCTGGGTAAATCCCCACCATTGCGGAGTTAGTTCAGCGGTAGAACGCTATCCTTCCAAGTTAGATGTCGTCGGTTCGATTCCGATACTCCGCTCTTAAAAAACCTTAACCTGTTCTTAATTGACACATCTGATACGGTTATGCTATGATACCGTTAACTTAATCATCTTTTAAGAATTGGTTAAGTCACTCTAAATAAAACCGCATAAGAGACGCCCCAACTACTCGCGTCAATTATGTGACTCATAACACATAGGGTTTGTATGCCCTGGTGTATAATGCCGTTTAGTACTAAAACAAACTTTTTATGAAAATCAAACAACTGATGCTTGCACCTGTTGCTTTGGGAATGGTTGCTCCTGTTGCTGCGAATGCCGCAGATCTTAATATGGTAGCAGTCAACCAATACACTTCCACAGAACAGGTTTCTAGCGTCACACAACTGTCTGATGTCCGTCCTACGGATTGGGCATATCAGGCACTCAGCAACCTCGTAGAACGTTATGGTTGTGTTGCTGGTTACCCCAACGGCACCTTTGGTGGCGGTCAATCCATGACTCGTTTTGAGGCAGCAGCACTCCTGAATGCTTGCCTTGATCGTGTGACTGAAGTTACCGATGAACTCAATCGTCTTGCGAATGAGTTTGCTAAGGAACTCCAAGTCATTCGTGGTCGTGTCGCCAAACTGGAAACTCAGGTTGGTCAACTCCAAGCAACTCAGTTCTCTACTACCACAAAACTCAAGGGTGAAGCAACCTTCGTTCTTGGTGGTGTGGAAGGTGCTCGTCTTTCCAACAACTCTAATGTTGGAAACACCGCTTTCAACTATGACCTCCGCCTGAGTTTTGATACCTCCTTCACTGGTAAGGATCTGCTCAAGACCCGTCTGCGTACTGGTAACTTCTCCAGTCAACCCTTTGGTTCATCTTCTTCTCTGTTCAAACTGGACAAGGCAGAAAGTTTCTCCAACGCAGTACAACTTGACCGTTTGTACTACAGTTTCCCTGGTCTGACCAAAGGTGTGACCCTGACTGCTGGTGCTCTGGTTCGTAACACTGAAATGGCTTGGTTGCCCACTGCTTATAAGTCGGACATTCTTGACTTCTTTGCTGTTGCTGGTGCTCCTGGTGTCTATAACAAGGCAACTGGTTCTGGTTTTGGTGCTCAGTGGGTTCAACCTGGTAAGAAAGGTAAGGGTGGTTTCGTTGCTGGTATCAACTATGTTGCCCAGAATGGTTCTGATTCAACCAAAGGTGAATTTGATGCCTCTGGTGCTCTGAATACTCTGGCACAGGTCGGTTATCGTGCTCCTCAGTATGGTGTTGCATTCGGTTATCGTAATGGTACTGAAGGCACCCGTATCCGTACCTTTAATGGTGTTGCTGGCAATGCTGGTACTCTTGCTGCCAACCAGACCTCCAATGGTTATTCTCTGAATGCTTATTGGCAACCCAAGAAGTCGGGTATCATTCCTTCTATCTCCGCTGCTTATGGTTGGAACTATGTGAGTGGTACATCTACTCCTAATGCCGCTACCAATTCTCAGACTTGGATGACAGGTCTTCAGTGGAGCGATGTGTTTGTTAAGGGTAATGCCGCTGGTTTCGCCATCGGTGCTCCTGGTAACGCACCTACTCTGAGCAAAGATGCTCTGATGTGGGAAGCTTTCTATCGTTACAAGGTTAGCGACAACATCAGCATCACTCCTGCTGTGTTCTATGTGTCTAACAACCAAGGTCTGAAGAATGCTTCTTCTAACTATGGTGGTGTGATTCAGACGACCTTCCGTTTCTGATAATATCTACGATACCTCTAAACCTCTCTTCGGAGAGGTTTTTTGGTGTAAGGGACTATTTAACTTTTTCTTAACCTACGATTTTCTACAATGAAACTCAAACACATTGCTACACTCGGTCTTGCTCTTGCTCCTGCTGCTGCATTTGCTGGACCTGCTATTAACGGAGCAGGTGCTACCTTCCCTGCGCCAATCTATCAACGTTGGTTCGTTGATTATTCTTCCACCACTGGTGAAAAAGTCAATTATCAATCCGTTGGTTCTGGTGCTGGCGTTCGCCAGTTTGTTGCTGGAACTGTTGACTTTGGTGCTACTGATGAACCTATCAAGGCAAAGGAAGCAGCAAAGGTCAAGCGTGGTGTCGTTCAGATTCCTATGGTCGGCGGAACGATTGCCGTTGCCTATAACAAACCTGGTTGTAAACTGAAACTGACTCAGAAACAAGTTGTCCATATCTTTATGGGACACATCAAGGACTGGAAGGAAGTTGGTTGTGCTGCTGGTAAGATGGTGACGGTTCATCGTTCTGATGGTTCTGGAACCACTTATGCCTTCACCAACTCACTGGATGCGTTCGGTGGTTGGGCTCCTGGTGTTGGTAAGTCCGTGAACTGGCCAGTTGGTGTCGGTGCTAAGGGTAATGAGGGTGTTGCTGGAACCATTAAGAACACTCCTGGTGCTATCGGTTATGTGAACACGGGTTTCGTTCGCGTAAATAAACTCCAAGCTGCCGTCCTCCAGAATAAAGCAGGTAAGTTCGTTGGTCCTTCCGCTGTGACTGGTGCTGCTGCTCTGAACGGTATCAAGATTGACCCTGTGACTCTTGCTGGTGAAGATCCCAACCCCGCAGGCGCCCTTGCCTATCCTATCTCCACTCTGACCTGGATTCTTGCCTATAAGAGTGGTTATCCTGCTGGTAAGGCAGAAGCAGTCCGTGAGGCACTGAACTATGCTCTGAGCACTAAAGCACAAGGTATTGCTGATGATCTGGGTTATGTTCCTCTTGCTGGTTCTATCCTTAACAAGGCTCGCATCAAAGTCAAACAAGTTGGTTTAGGCGAGAAGTGATACATAGAGGGGGTTGACAAGACCCCCTTTTTAATGTATTATAGATAACGAGTTAGGAGGTCTATGTCTCTTATTTCCCAGCGTGATAGAGAAGTCGCTATGACTGCTATCAATCATTATGTTGATTATTTGACTAGTGAGATTGAGTTTTACGAAAGAGAGGAAATGTTAGATGATACTGACTATCAAGATCATAAGTCAGAATTGTCTGAAGTTTATGCTCTTCTAAACTGGATCAAACTAGAATACTCAAAGAATGAAAATTAATCTCTGGTATTGTAATGAAATGAAACAGTGGCGTTGGACCCTAACTGACGATCACCGTCCAGTTGTAAGACAAGAGTCGGGGCAAAGAGAAAATCTACGAGATGCTATGAATGATGTAGCAACTACTGTAGAATATATGATGAACAAGTTCTAATTTCTTGGGTGATTAGCTCAGCGGTAGAGCATCTCGTTTACACCGAGGCGGTCGGCGGTTCAATCCCGTCATCACCCACTTATAAATACTCAAAAAAGAGTATAATGGAAACCTTATATAAACTACTTTCTGATACTCAGGCAAGTCTTTTCGTTCTCTTTCAAAAGACTTGGGTTTATCACTGGCACATTGTTGGACCTGACTTTAAGCAGATTCACGATTTATTTGGTGAACAGTATCTTGCTATTCAGGAGGAAGTTGATCGTATCTCCGAGCATATGAGGTTTCTTGGTGTCAAACCAGTCAGTTCACTTTCAAGAGTTATTGAAGTCTCTGGAGTTGGAGAAGCAAAATCTAATATTGATGCGATGGAAATGATTCGTGATTTATTAGATGATCACAAAAAGTTAGTAGGTATGTTTGATTCTGCTGCTGCCGAAGCAGAAAATCAAAAGTCAAGAGGTACGGTTAATCTTCTTGATGATTTAAACGAAGCACACGGCAAGTTTATCTGGATGTTAAGATCCTTTACTGAATAATTTGGTATTGAATTATGGTTAGTGTAAGATGTAAAGTCTGTGGGACTGAACTACACAGTCACCCAGTTAGAACAAAGTCTTGTGGTTGTACAAATATGACCACAGTAAAAGGAGACACGATTACTGCTTTGGATTTGTCCAAAGTGGTGATGACTTCTTCTGACAAGCAATCAAAAACTTCTAATCTTCTTACAAAAGAGGATCTTGCTTTTCAGGAAGCACGTAGAAATAGAACAGTACGAAAGTTAGATTTTGAGATCAGATAGGATTTAAGTTAAGATCCTTATCATACTTGGCATACTGATAGTTGTATTGATCAAGATCACCAAATCCAAACTTTTTATTAAGTAGGGATCTTTTTCTTGCGTTTTCTGGATGGTGAATCGGAACAAATAATGACCCATCCCAAGGAAGACCGATTAGAATGTCGTTTGGTTTTGGTCCATTCTCACCATCACCAACTTTGATGACTTCTATCACACCGTTCATAAAGGCAAATAATATTTTTCTATTGTCTTCAGTTGTGAAAAGTGCTGGGTTGCTACTGTGATTGATTTGCCAGTCAACTCTTGACACTCTTCCTGGTGTGTTTAAGTTGAGTTTGTTTGCTATATTTAAAACTCTTTCTGGATCCTGGTGTGACTCATATTCTTGATACAAGAAACTGGTTTTATTTTTAAAGATATTGTAGACGACACCTAAAAATAAAATCTCATCATACTCTGTTGAAATTCTAACTGTAATCTTTTCGGATGGTTCATAAATCCTTTGAGTGGATTCAATTCCAAGTTCTAGTAGAAGGTCTTTAAATTCTTTCTTCATATTGGTATGATGTTGAGATCCTTATCATATTTACCATATTGGAAACCGTCATCATAAACATTTCCCAGACCGAATCGTTTTCCTACAAGTGCTCTTTGTCTTGTTCCAAGTTCAATAGAAGATTCGCTGAATCCTTGATTGATCTTCACACCTTGTGGTTTACCGACCAATATATCTCCTGGTCTTGGTTTGATATTGAGAGAATCAAAACCATTATGAAGAACATAGTGTGCTTCTTTTACAAAACTGAAAAAGACTTTTTTTCTTTCTTCTAATGAAAAGTCATAAGGTTGTTTTGTATACTTTGCTTCCCAACCAATTTCAGCAAGTCTAGTTTTTTCTTGATAGTGAATTCTTTCCGCAAGAGACTGAATTTTGTTTTTAAGATCTGGAGAGTCATAATGATCTATGAACTCCAACCATAGATAACTTTTCTTATTAAGGTATGGGATGAAGAAAAGATATATTGCCATTGCTCCGTCCTGGCACATATAGTTTGTCTGCTTCATCAGTTTCTTTTGTTTTGGTAAGACTGGTGACCAATCTCTATAGCCCAGTATTCTTAAAAGTCTTTCAAATTCTTTTCTTTTCTTTGATGGTTTAATAATCACTTGACTATTGTTGATTTTGTATATTATAATGTATTATAACTCACTCGTCTTAATAAGTAAATGATATCTAAATCTGATTTGGATACCTTATATCATTGGGCAAAAGACTGTGAGTTTCCGATGAAGATTGCTCCGACAGTTGAAGGATATTCAAATAAAGAAATATCCCATTGCTGGATCAAGGCAGAGTCGGTTGATAAGAGTGGAACAAAGACTGTCAAATATGTCAGAAAGAAAATCATTCAAGATTCTAAAGTTCTAGAAATTTTTGATAATTCTGAAATCTTATTTTCTACTGTTTCTCTGTTTAGTCCTGGAACGATACTGGGTCCTCATAAAGATCCTAATGTCTATCGCTGTCCTTATAAGAGAATTCAGATTCCTCTAGAGATTCCTGATCAAGAGAAATGTTATATGATCTGGCAAGGTCAGAAAGTCTTTTGGCAAGAAGGTATTCCACAGATCTATGAGGTAATGGACTATATACACGAAGGAGCAAATCTTTCTGATGCTCCGATGAAGTTTCTCTTTCTAGATGTAAAGAAAGAAACGGTAGTTGACATTTGATTCATTGAGTATTATAATATTCTTATCGGAAGATTGGCCGAGTGGTTGATGGCGATAGTCTTGAAAACTATTAACGTTAATAGCGTTCCAGGGTTCGAATCCCTGATCTTCCTTCTTATAAATACCAGAAAAGTCTTTGTGACGAATGGGTATTCAGATAAACGGACAAACTGATACGATTTCAGCAATTGATGGTGCTTTGACTGTCAGTGGTGCCGACCTACCTACTGTAACGAACTTAAATGCGACTGGTATTGTTACTGCGACTGGGTTTGTTGGGAATATAACTGGTAATATTAATGCGACTGGCGTAAGCACGATTGCGACTCTTAATATCACTCAATCAAACCCAACAAGATTGAATGTAAGTGGTGTATCTACCTTTACAAGTGGTCCTGTTCTGATAGGTAGTGGAACAAGTACTGGAACAGCAAGTCAGACTTTACAGGTGACTGGTGGTACTTATATAAGTGGAAATTTAGGTATAGGAAACTCACTTCCATCGTCACCATTGGATGTTCAAGGTGGTCAAATTAGAATTCGTTCTAGTGGAACTTATTCAGACCCAACGGATAATGCTGGGGTTATTGGATATGATAATATTGGTGGAGATTTAACTATTTCTGCTAGATCTAGTGGTGGGTCTACGGCAATAGCATTTAGAACTTCCAACAGCGGAACAGGTGCTGAAAAACTTCGTATAGATTCAAGGGGTATAGTGACGATACCCAATCAACCAGCATTCCATGCAACTGGAACTGGAACACAATCATTTTCTGGTGCTCAAACGGATACAAAAATAACGATAGCATCAAATATTACCCCAAATACTTCCAGTTCATACGCAAACTCAAGATTTACGGCTCCAGTTGCTGGAAATTATTTATTTTATCTTTCTAGTGCAACAACAACAGCAACTTCATCAGGTCCAGCTCTAAGATTATATAAGAATGGAGTTTTTTCGCAAGAAATTGCTATTAATTATACTAACGCATCTTATAGTCAATTTGGTGGTTCAATAATAAGAAGTGCAGTGAAGGATGACTATTTTGAGTTTTATATTACCAATTATAACAGCACATCATTTACAATTGACTTGACTAGGACTTCTTTTGGTGGGTACTTAATAGGATAATAAATATTCGAAATACTCAATATGGATTATACAATCAATCCATAACTGCTACTAACAAACCTGATATGGTTCTAGTGGATTATGCAGAAGGTCTAGTCAAAACAGCAGCACAAAGAAACGAAGAAGCAGCAAATAATACACCTTCTTTATAATCTCTTAACCACTATCACCAAACCCTAACAAACTTGACATAGTAGAAGTACTCACTAGTATAACTAATAATATTCAATCTAAAACCCTATGGATCAACGCACCTACGATAATTGGGTGAAGATCAAGGAGACGTTTGAAGCGTCTGGTAATACGGACAATATGTTCTACAAGAGATCTGTTGAAATCGTAAAGACCAGAAAAGACCCACTTGCGAAGTTTCTTGGAGATGAGAAGTGATGGAACCTCAAGACGAGTTTGTAAGCCGTTCTGAAGTTCAGGAGATGATTGATGCTGCTATACGACGACACAACCGTAATGCTTCTATCATTAGTATGTGCGTCGGTTGGGTGGTCCTTGCTTTATTTGCTGAAGGACTCCTCCGACTAGTGGGTGTTATTCCGCCTGTATTACCATGGCTCAACATTACCCTGAACTAATCGGTATTGTTTTCCTGTTAGTATTTGCCGCCACGATGTTCTATCAAGGCACTTGTATTATGAGAGGTCAAAGAGGATATTCTCTCCGAGACTATATGAAACAGGAAAGTTCAAATATGCGTAAAAGAATAGAAGACTTACTCAAGGACAAATGATCTCTCTTACAGAAGAAGATTTAAAAGAACTCCAAAGAAGAGTTACACAACAAAAAATAGAAGAACTATTTGAAGAACCATCTACTTATGAGGACGAGAATGATGAATACTAATTTAGTTTTCAGCGCAATAACAATTTTAGGTGCGATTGGATGTTTTGTTGTATGGGGACTTAATAACGCATATCCACAATAAAAGTTATGTTACTAGGAAAACTATTGTTATTTGCTTCAGTCCCATTTGTTTTAGCAACACTCTATTTCGGAACAAGAGGAGGGTATTATGACTCCAAAGACTATAAGGGAAATGGAACCGCACACTAGACAGAGATATCACTTTGCTGCTTCTGCTTTTGTGAGAATGTGGGGACACAGTTCATTACATGACTGTCGTATTGTAGAGTTCTGTGTTGAGTGGGCACATAAAGAAGAAGATGCCCCATTAGATAATAGTGTTGATCAATATTTTTACTATGAGTTCAAGACCTGGAGGGGATACTAATGGGACACT